AAAAATATCAAAAAAAAGTGCTGGACATTAAAAAAAACTATTGACATTGTAGAAAATAAGCTTTATAGTCTAAGTAACTTAAACCTCGCAAATGTCGAGGGTGAACGAGTGGCTTAGATGAGCGTACTTTCTAAACCGCTTGTCGGTTCTTGCAGCAATGCAAGTTTCTAAGGGCTTGTTCAAGTACGCAGGACAAGCCCTTTCTTTTAGACAAGGGGTTAGAAAGTGGACAATGACGAAATAAAAAAGGCGTTGTCAAAGCTCTATGACTGTAAAACAGACTTTACAGTCATAATGACGGGTAAGAAGTCTAGCAAAGTAAATGGCTTATACAAGCGAAATACTTGCGAAATCTTACTGAACAATCGAAATTTCAAAACACAAAATGAGTTGATGTATACAGCAGTGCATGAACTCACACATCACGTCTTGATAACCGAAAAAGGCGTTAAATCGGCAAAATCACATTCAGGAATCTTTTGGGCTACGTTCTACGACCTTTTAGACAAGGCAATCGAAAACGGCTTTTACTCACGTACAAGAAGCGACGAAACAAAAGCCTTGATTGACGAGGCTAAAGAGATTCAGAAATCTCTTATAGAACTCCAAAAGAGACTTGGGGCGGTTATCACAAAAATTCACGGAAGCTGCATAAAAAATGGAGAACGTATCGAAGACGTTATTGAACATGATTTGCAGATGACGCGCAACAAAGCACATGAACTGCAAAAAATACAGGGCAGCGATAATGATAATTCTGACGAAATCATAAAAGCCGTGAACTTCGCGCGCGACCCGATGATTAAAGCTGCGGCACAGCAGGCAGCAGATAACGGGGCAACAGTGCAGCAAGTCAAAGCGATTGCACAGCAGAAAGTTAAAGCAACAGATGACGACTTGGAAAATCCGGAACAGTTGCGCCGTGAGAAAAAGCGACTTGAATCAACAATCGCCCGTTTGAACGACAGGCTGGTTCAGGTTGAAGAGACGCTGTTGAGCATGGAAGGGGGCGAGTGATGAATAAAAATCGAGCTGCAAAAATCGAGATGTCCGTTACTCAGCAGAGGGTGTTTGATTACATGGCTGATTTTGGCTCAATCACGACATTACAAGCTATTACGGATTTAGGCGAAACAAGATTATCTGCAAGGATTTTTGAACTTCAAGAAAAAGGTGTTCATATCTCTAGGGAGCGGATAAAAGTCCATAACCGTTACGGCGAACCGCGTTATGTAAAGCGATATTACATCGGGTAAAAGGGGCGGATATGAAATTGCTGAAAAAAGTGGAAGTTCCTTACAAGAATAAAACCGTGGCGCTTTGGCAAAGCGAATATAACGGCAAGAAAATGAGATGTGCAAGCGTAAGGGAAGCACTTTTATATGCATGGGGGTTTGGAGCTGACCAAGCGGCAGAGCTACGCTACAAGATGTCAATGTTAAATCGCGAAAAAGTCTAAGAGAGGGCGTATGCAGGAGCAGGAATTGAAAGAAATAAAGATTGTTTTTTACGGAGTTGATGAATGGGATAGACCTGTCTTCCGTGAGGTCTATGAAAATGACGGGAAATACTGGTACGGGAAAAAGTTTTTCGGTGATACGGACAATCTTTTTTGCGGATTCGAAGAACTTATAGAGTATTACAAAACAGGAGTTGATAGCCTGTGCTATTTCGGTTCTTACTTCGGGTGTGAACCTTGCGGCGATAGACCGGAAGAGCTGGGTGTTAAATTGATTTTTGATATTGATTTAACAAAAAAAATTAAAGCAGGAGAAATCCATGTGGGAGAAACCGATGTTGTATGAAAAAGTGATTGAAATGGGTAATGTACATTTCATAGACACGAGCAATTTCACTCATGAACAATGGCTTGATTTGCGTAAAACAGGTATAGGCGGTTCCGACGCGGGCGCAATCATGGGGCTTAACAAGTATTCAACTCCGTTGAGTGTTTACCTTGCCAAAAAGGATTTTGCAAGTTTCAACGGTAACAAGGCTACAGAATGGGGCAATATCCTTGAAGACCCTGTAAGGCAAAAAACACGAGAGGAATTGGGAATTGAGATTGAAACGGTTCCCGGTATGTTCCGCAATAAGGAACATGACTTTATGAACGCGAACTTTGACGGTCTTGTTTACGTCGAGGGGGAAAAAGAAATCGCCGGCAGTGTTGTCAGTGGTCTTGGCGGACACGAAATTAAGACATCACGAACCGGCGATGGCTTCACAGAAGATGAAGTACCTGATTCCTACTATGCGCAAGTTCAGCATTACATGGCAGTTACCGGGATTTCATTCTTTGTGCTTACCGTTTTTATTTTCGACCAATACGCCGGCAGACATTATGTTATTCCGCGTAACGACGAATTCATCGAACTCTTGAAAAAGCGCGAAATGGATTTTTGGGAAAACAATGTCATGACAGACATTGCGCCGGCTCCGACCGGAAACGAAAACGAAGTCGATTTAGTAAAGTCTTTGCCCATGGCGGAAGAAATCTGTCTTGACGGCGAATGCGAACAACTTCTCGACGAAAAAGAGCTTCTTGACGCTCAAATTCATGACTTACAGACAAAATCGGACGCAATCAAAGAGCAGATTCTTTTGAGAATGGCTCAAGAGTCTGAGGAAAATAGCGGGGCGACAAAATCAGTGGCAACTTGCGGACGGTGGAAAATCACGCTTAATACACAGACTTCTAAGCGCGTAGACACAAACGCACTTAAAAAAGCCGGGATTTATGACGAATACGCAAAGGAAAGCGTAAGCAAGGTAATGAGAATTACCAAAACGAAGGGGGTGTAAGATGTTTGATTTTACAGAGTTCAAGAAAATCATAATTGATTTTTGGAATAAGAAAATCGATCGCGAGACTTTCGTCAAGAGTTGGGATGATGAACAGAAAAGGCAGGGTATCGAGGTGAAAAATGCGGTTTTTGTGGCTTGATACGGAAACAACAGGAATTGAAGTAACTGATAGCGCTGCTTTTGAAGTTGCGATGATTTTGATTGATAACGGTAGTTTTGTTTGCGAGCGATGTTTCTTCCTGAATCCGCTAAGTGAAACAATAAAGTATCACGAAGAGGCAGGAAAAGTGCACGGCTATTCCGAGGCGGATATTAAGTCTTTTCCGACGGAAAGCGAGCAGGTACCTAAACTCGCTCACTTCTTTGCTGATGCTAGGGAGCTTTTCCAAAAGGACGGCAGCAAGACGGAAAAGCTGGTTATAGCGGGCTACAATGTCGGTTTTGATATAAAGCACATTAAAGCCTTGCTGGAGCGCAACGGATTTAAGTTTGAAGATTATTTTTCAAATACTGTTGCGGATGTTTTTGAGCAAGTTAAAAGGGCGGGTATGCAGAAAGCGTTGCCCTATTTGCCCGACCGCAAACTTGGAACGGTTGCCAAACATTTGGGTGTGAATATTGAAAACGCGCATGACGCTTTGGCAGATATTAAGGCGACACGGGATGTCGCTACAAAATTACATCAAATGGGCGTGAGCCTGCTTTAAGGGGTTAGAAATGAATGTGAACGGAAACAATGCAGTAGCAAAAACACAACAGCAGCATAACGGCGGAACACAACCGACTTTGAAACAGTGGGTTGCGAGAATGAGCGACCAAATCAAGAACGCTTTACCGGCAAACATTACGCCTGAGCGTATGTCGCGGATTGCTCTTACAGCTCTTTCAAAAGATGCGAAGCTCTCAGAGTGTACGCCTGAATCCTTTATGGGGGCACTTTTAACATCTGCACAGTTAGGGCTGGAATGCAATACGCCGCTGGGACAGGCATATCTTATCCCGTTTTGGAACAGCAAAAAAGGTTGTCTTGAGACACAGTTCCAGCTGGGTTATCAGGGCTTAATAGACCTTTGTTACCGAACGGGGCAGTACAAAAAGATTGTCGCCCGTGTTGTGTATGAAGGAGATGACTTTGATTATTCCTACGGGCTTGATGAGCAGCTTATTCACCGCCCCAAAGAAAAAAGCGAAAAGCCGATTTACGTATATGCTCTGTACGAATTGAAAAACGGTGCCAGTGCCTTCGAGGTGATGAGCTGGAAAGCGATTGAAGCGCACGCAAAAAAATATTCACAGTCGGTACAGAAAGGCTATATGTCCCCGTGGTCTACCGACCCTCAAAGTATGGCGAAAAAGACCGTGCTTAAAAAAGTTTTGAAGTACGCGCCGAAAGCAGTTGAAAGCGCAGAGCTTGTCGCAGAAGCAGTAAACGGCGATTCTGCAATCATCAAAACAAATGTGATTAAAGACGGCAACGAATTCACGTTCACAAAAGATTTTGACTATTCGCCTGAGACGGCGGAAGTTGAGGAGAAGATACCGGAGAAGATTGAGCAGAAAAAAAACGAGCAAACAAAAGAGGTGCCGAACGAATCGACGGTAAATGACGCAGAGCTTGATGCAGCTTTCGTCGCTCAGGCAGAAATGTATGACAACGGTGATATTCCGTCAGGCGACGAACTCTTTTAAGGGGTGGTGAGTGAAGGTAACGGCATTTTTCCACGGCTTGCTTTATAAGAATCAGATTATTTTGCGGGCAACGGACACAAAAGACTTTTTGTTAATCCGCAAGATGTTTGAATCAAAAGCGAAGCGAGAGGAGCGGACAAAGCGCGAGATTCTTTTGAAATGCGAGATAGATGCTCAGTTTCAGAACCGTACTTTTAAGCAACTTAGAGCCGTTTGGAAACTTGTAGAAGTTATCTTCATCTCAATGGAGAACCGCAAACCGACAGATAGTGAGAAGTATGACTTGTATCTTGATTTGCTGGATGTGTATGCGGATAAAACGCCGTCAAGGTTAAAGAAAGACACCTTGCGACCGGTGCATATATCAGAATCGAATACTGTCGCCGCGGCAAGGTTCATAGACGGTTTACTTTACCATTTGGCGACTGAATGTGCGCTGAGCTACGACCTTCAAGCCGATGTGCGCAAGGTTCTCTACGAGTGGGAGATATGGCGGGGAAAACAAGAGGGTGATTTCAGAGACGAAATGACAGTTGCACAGTGGAGACAGACAGCAAAATATAGTGAGGCGAGCGGAGTAAGCGGTGATGTAGATTGCCACCACATTGTAAGTCGAGGAAGCGCGCCGCAGTTTATTGATTGCGCTTGGAATGTTCTTGCTCTCACCAGAGCGGAACATGAGTTTTTCCACGCACACGGATGGAACGCTTTCCTTGAAAAATATCCGCACTTAAAAGGGCGGGTAGAAAGAGCGTTTGAGAAAGCCGGACATTTGTCGATTCCGCAGGGGACTGCATCCGGGCAGTATGTTCGGATTGAAAATTTGGCAGGTTTAGCATTAAGGAGATAAACGAAATGGAAACAAATCCTTTGACATTGATTGTGAAAGAAAAAACTTTGGGAAACCTTGTAACAAACGCCAAAGATATAAAGGCGTATGTTGCGGAAAAACTCAAAGAATACTCGGTTGAGAATTGCGAGAGCGTAAAAGACGCAGCAAACAAAAAAGCGGAGATAAATAACGCTATCAAAACTTTGAACGACCGCAGAATCGCCCTTGAAAAAGAGTGGAACTTGCCTTTTCAGGAGTTCAAAGAAATTATTGCCGAAACAACAGGCATGATGAAAACTGTTAGCGGGAACCTTGACGCAATCGTCAAAGAACAAGAGAACCGAGAGAAAGAAGCGAAAAAGGCAAGCATAGAAGAACTTTGGGCGACAAAGAGATTTAATCTTGTTCCGCTTGCACGCGTTTTCAATATGAAGTGGCTTAATAAGACCACGAAACTCACGAGCGTTGACGCTGAGCTTGACGACATCATCAAGAGAATTAACGGAGACCTTGCGAGCTTGGACGCTTTCGGTGAAGACACGGCGACACTCAAAGACCTTTACCTTTCAACGCTGAACTTGCAGATAACGCTTAGCAAGGGAGCGGAACTTAAAGCAAATCGTGAACGGCTTGCCGCAATGGAAGCCCAGAGAAAGATTGAGGCAGAAAAAGAGCAGGAAGCAATTCCGGCAGAAATTACGAATAAAACTGTGAGGCAGGAAACAGTAAAGCCTGTTGAAGAAGAAAATCCTGAGCCTAAAGAACAGGAAAAGCAGGTATATAAGTTTAATATCTACGGGGAAGAAAATGAGGTAGCGAGTGTACGGGAGATTGCACAGCAACTTGGAATTAAAATCATTCCCAGCATTACCCTTGAAGGAGATGAAAAGCGGATTGAACTTTTCAAAAATATCATATCTGACAACGGGATAGGCTATGACAAGGCAGGAATCATTAACCTTGCGGTTAAAAGAATCGGGTAAAGAGGTTGCGGCAATGAGTGAACGCAGAATGTTTTCGAAGTCAATAACAGAATCAGACGCTTTCTTGGATTTACCGCCTTCCGCTCAGGTTTTGTACTTTCATCTGTCGATGAATGCTGACGATGAAGGATTTATTAACAGTTCGAAAAGAATTAGGAATATGTGCGGCGCGAGTGATGAAGATATGCGGTTGCTCGAAGACAAGGCATTTTTAATTCACTTTGAATCGGGCATTTATGTCATAAAGCATTGGAAAATCAATAACAGGTTGAGAAAAGACCGCACAAGAAAAACGAACTATCCGGAAGAAAAAGCAATGCTCACGGAAAAAGATAACGGTGTTTATTCCTTGCGCAAGGATTCAGAGGCGGAAGATGATACAGAAACATCTGCGGAGCATTGCGACAGTTTTCCGACAGCAGAAACAACAGAGATGGCAGAGGATAAGGAACCGGAATCGGATGAATCGGATTATGAAGAAGAGGAAGCTGATATTTACGAAGCGCCGGAAGGGAGTGAGCCGTTGGAATATACGGCAGAATCGGATGCGCGAAAAAGTTACTCGGAGCGGATTTTTGACTTGTATTCTACTCACGGCTTGCCTTGTGC